CTCTTCCGATCTGCCCTTTGAGGCCCTCACCCGGTGTTATGCCGGCGCTTTCTCCCAAAAAGAGGGAGTGACTCTAGTTAGCAGATACAGTGTACCCACTGCTAGCTTCACTACATCTATCCTTATGGAGTGATCATGGCTGGCTACTATACTCAGAAACGAAGTCTCCCAGTTCCCTGGGCGACTTCGCAATGTGTGACTCAATACGGGAATCTTTTACTTTCTCGTGGCGAGCCCTACATTACTCAGTATGTGCCGGTTCCTACCCAAAGCACCACTTCCTTTAGAAGTGGTGGTAAGTTTGGTGGCAATGAGATAGACGATCCGCGCCAGCTCTTTCAAGAGCAAGCGCAAAGAGGTCTTAACTCGTATGACACAGGTCACACGTTTTCGTCTACAAAGCAGATTCTTCTAACATCTCATCGAGATGTGTTTTTGAAGTCTCCGACGTTTCCGAAAGCGTTCTACCGCGGGCCCCTTTGGGTTGTCCGTGGCACTGGCAGTGATACTGGTTTTAAATCCATACCATCCATTAATTTGGACGTGTTTGGGACCAAAGCCATTGCCGGTACTCGACCTAATAAACCTACCGTATCTCTCTCTAGAGGTCTCGCAGAGATCCTCAGAGAGGGATTCCCTAAGTTGATTGGTGGAGTGACTTATTCCAGTGCTGTAAAGAAGCGTGATCACCTTTCTGCCGTCCAAGACGGTGGTGGTGAGTACCTTAATTACGTATTTGGAGCACTTCCTTCTGCCCAACTTATTAAAGATTTGTCGGCGGCTACGCTTCATGCGTACCCGATAATCCAGCAATTCTTGAGGGACTCCGAACGTGTTGTTCGGCGACGCTTGTCGTTTGATCCGATACTCTCTAGTTCAAGCTCTATTATGGGCCTGAGCTATCCATTTAACATCCCCGATACGGGGTTTGGCGGATGGAGTGATGAGCATCCTACAACGACGGGATTGTGGACGAGCGATGACTCGCTTAGGCGAGACATTTGGTTCTCTGGTGCATTCCAATATTTCGTCACAAAGAGCGGAAAGAATCCGTTCGACGAATTGGAGCGTTATCGTCAGCTTTCTAGAAAGCTTCTCGATACTGAAATCACCATTGATACCATTTACGCTCTCACACCATGGTCATGGCTCATCGACTGGTTCGTTGACTTTGGCGATATTCTCGGCAATGTCATTGCTTTCCAGAACGATGGGCTTGTGTTGCGCTACGGCTACTTGATGTGTCAAAGCATCCAGGATAATGTCGGGCGCGTTGGTAATGTTACTATTTCAGGTAATCATTACAACGAAATCACAACAACTTACAGAGTGATCCGTAAGGAACGTGTGAAAGCAACCCCATTTGGATTTGGACTAAACCCCAGTAGTTTTAATGCTGGGCAATGGTCCATCCTGGCGGCCTTAGGTTTGACTAAAGGCCCCAACTTGCTGCGATGATAGATGTATTTACATCGTAGATCAACAACCTGCTGGAGGTATCTAAGCCTCTAGTGGTACACATCTAGTAGAAAGAACTGCGCTATGTTTGCAGATCCTCAGTCGGTCACAATCAATGCAGTTGCCAATCCGCTTCCGCGGATTAGCACTGTCGGCTCCACATCCGTCTATCAGAAGGATGATGGAACCGTTCGTCTCACCATTTCGCATACCGGTAAGAACCGGTTCCGAAGGGTGTTTCGACTTGACCACACCAAGATCGCGGCGGATCCCTTTGCGGCTGGAGTCAATAACAAGTACGGCATGAGTGCCATGCTTATTGTTGACGTCCCGCCCACTGGTTATACCATCGCGGAAGAGAAGCAGATTGTGGACGCTTTGACGGCGTATGCAACTGCAACTTCTGGTGCTCGTGTTACCCAGCTTCTGGGTTCCGAGAACTGACATGTCGGAGCTTTACGCTTCCGGTATGAACATGGGACTGACTTTTGTCTTGGGCATTCTGGTGATCTTGATGATTGCCATGGTGCTCGCTCCTAAGCGGAGTCGACACTAGTCTAGGGAGGGGCCCTTCTCTTGGGCCCTTCCCGAATCCCTATGTGGATTACAAAGCAAGCATGGCTACGGATCTTTTAACCCCTTATTGAAGGAGCAAAAGATGAAAAGCCTTATGCAGTTCGCAACGCAGGTCCTCGCAGAGTGCGGAGACTTGTGCGGCGGCATAAACACCAGTCGTGATCTTGAAACAATCACGACGCGATTGAAATCAGAAGGTGAGTCGTTTTTGACGATTTCCCTCCCCGCATTCGCCAAGGATCTCGAGAGAGCCTTGGATGACGAGTGCGTGGATCCTAACATGTTTGCCGGTTTCGGCTTTCATGGGAAACTCCCCAAATTCTTGGGTGGGTTTCTTGATCTGATTTTCGATCGTATGAATGGATTCCTACTTGGTGGAAAGTTCGTTGACATTAATCGCCAATCTATTCCTTTCGGAGCTAACGCTCGTCTGGAGCAGATTGCGGCCATTCAAGCAGTTCGTCAGATCTGTTTGATGTTCGCGAAGATCAACCGTGCTTGCACGGAGGATCGGATGGCGGCTGCCTTCGAGCAGTACATCCAAGTTGAGAAGGAGTTGCGTGCTTCTGACAAGCAGTGGGGAGCTGACGAACACTTCGTTCTTCAGTTTCGCTCGGCTGTCACAGCTTCTCTTCTCGAATTTGTTCTCGATCATTGATCGAAACATCTACGAGGGGAGAGTGCGTCCTTCACACGGACCCGGTTCTAACGCTGATGGTAAACGAGGCAATGCCAAGTGGTACCACAGTGAGTGGACGGATCGGCTTGAACGCGTATTTCCTTACGGAGAATACGCCGTTGCAAGCTATCGGGAAGATTCATATCATCCTGATCGAGTGAGGCTCCTTCGCCCCGGTGCCGAGATTCCTGTTAAGGTAATCGCGGTGCCTAAGACGCAAAAGACGCCTCGCATCATTGCCATGGAGCCTAGTTACATGATGTTCATGCAACAGGGCATCTGGCGACAGATACGAGATGAAACTAAGAGGGATAACCTCCTTAACAGTTTCATTAGATACGAAGAGCAAGAGCTTAACCAGACTTTGGCCCGCAAGGGTTCGATCGATGGTTCTCTTGCTACCCTTGATCTCAAGGAAGCTTCGGATCGCGTTTCTTATCAGCTGGTAAAGATCTTGTTGAATCACCACCCTCACTTACGTGAGGCTGTTGATGCGACTCGATCCCGGTCGGCTGATGTGCTTGGCCACGGCGTTATACGCTTGGCTAAGTTCGCATCTATGGGGTCTGCGCTCTGCTTTCCCTTCGAATCGCTCGTCTTTTTGACTTGCATATTCATGGGGATTGAGCAGGACGCCGGGGTTCCATTGACCCGCGCTGCGATAAAACGTTACGCGGGTCGAGTGTCGGCTTATGGGGACGACTTGATTGTCCCCAGAGCAAATGCTGCCTCCGTCGTCAGAGTACTCGAGACTTTCGGTCTTAGAGTGAATTCTGGCAAGTCTTTCTGGAACGGAAATTTCAGAGAGTCTTGCGGAAAGGAATACTTCAAGGGGTACGATGTAACAATCGTACGTGTCCGCGAAGATTTCCCAACACGACGGCAGGACGTCAAGCAGATTGTCTCACTTGTTTCTAGTCGTAACCAGTTTTTCCGAAAAGGTTACTTCCGGACTTGTGAGGTCCTCGATCGGTTTATTGAACGGTTTATCCCGTTCCCGGTCGTTGGAGAGCAATCGCCTGTACTTGGGCGTCACGACGGTGGGTACGAAACTCACCGTTGGGACACTGAGCTGCAACGCCCTTTGGTTAAGGGCGTCGTAGTTAAGTCCAAACTTCCCAAATCATATTTGGATGGAGAATGGGCCCTGCTCAAGTGTCTATTAAACGAGGGTGATCCCCTCGATGTAGACCATCTTGAGCGTTCTGGACGTGCCATGGTCGTCGAACTAAACCATGGCTGGCACTCGGCTATTTAAAGCTGAGTTGGGGGTACCAACCCCTATGCGGAG